ACAGGACGGGCCTGAGCGCGAGCCGAAGGCGAGCGCGAGGGAATGGGCGAACGCAGGGTAAACAGGGCGGGGGGGGGTCCCGTGCTAGCCCTCCCTGTATTTTCTCCCGGAGGTTTTTTGGGGTATGTGGTCCACGATCTTCTCGCTATGTGCGCTTAAAATCCGCGGGGGATTTGATTTTCCGACCTGTTCTTAAAAAACTTTATTATCTCTGATGCTATGATATTTCGGAATTTTTTATTTTTTTTGCGAAAAATTAATAATCTATGCGTAAGATCATACCCTCCCCCACTTCCTTCGCCTCGTTCACCGGGCTTGGCGAATATCTTGGCACCAGTGATGAGAAACTGAATCTCAGCCTTGCAGAGAATGTCGATCTTCCCGCTATCTTCCGGACGATTGATCAGGGAGTCGTGCCGGGGCTGATACTGACGGTCCCCACCGGCGAGGTGTTGATATGCTCCGGGGATTCGCTGAAAGTTGAGGATGACACGATCGCCATAACCTTCGCGCCGATCATGCTGTTAGGCATTTCGGTGTCGATATCGCTCTCCAAGAGCGATTCGGGCGGTACGGCCGTTCGTATTCCCGGCTCGGAATGGTATCTGGAGGCATCGTATCTGGAGGCATCGATACAGAGTAATACGTGAGGAAATTTGGAAATCCGGAATTTATCCCTATCTTTGTGATGTCCGGCGCGCAACCGGACCGGTCGGGTCGGTTTTGTTTTTTCTCAGATTCATTCCCCCTTTCCCAGGATTTAGGTGTGTACCCGGCCGCCTTTCGAAACCTCTGGGCCTGACCATCGGCCTGTTCGCATAATGTTTGGATTTTGCAATGGCGCCGGAAAAATTCCGGCGCTTTTTCGTCTCTTTTTTGATTTTATCGGAAATTTCGTTAAGTTTGTCCGGACTTAAACCCCGAAGCAATGATTATAGCCAACTCCACGAACGCAGTGCGCATAAACTCCCAGAACGTCATCGGCATCGACCTCGACGAGCTGACGGGGACCGTTACGATCAGATCCTCGGTGGAAGCCGAAGAGCTGGAGATCACCCCGGACCTTCCCGCATCCGGACCCGGTCTCTACATGGCGCTTGTTCGAGCCGTGGCTCAAGACAAGCCTTTGTGCGACATCCGTAAATTCAAGTAGCGATGGGAACGAATCCGTGGGCGAACAGATCGGGAACGCCGGCCCAGGCCGCCGGTGGCGACGCCGAGGAGCGCGCCGCCCTGATGGAGGAGGTGCGGGCCGAGGTCCGGGAGGACGTGCGCAAGCGCTTCGGCGATGACAAGAATCCCGTGACGGAGTTCCTGCTGAAAGTCGGGGTGCTGGAGGACATGGAGGTCATGCGCCGCGTTACCATGCGAACCTCCGACAACAAGCTGATATATCAGTGCGGAAAGAAACTGGACCTGCTGAAAACCTACATCGCGTTGGCCAAGGAGACCATCGTCATGCAGGAAAAACAGCAGAAAATAGACTCGGCGGCCGGCAGCGGCGACGATAAGGACGAAGTGATCGTTTCACTGGAAAGAACCTGATGAAAGTACGGCTGGACATACCCCTGAACCCCAAGCAGGTAGAAATGTATAACCTGCTCAACTCCGGAAAATTCACGGAAATTCTGTTTTACGGCGCCTCCCGCTCCGGCAAGACTTTCCTGATACTTTTCTGGATGATCGTTCAGGCCATCGTCTACAATGCCAACTCGCTGGTGGTGCGCGAGACCTTCACCTCGCTCAACATGGGTATGATCCGTCAGACGCTGCCCCGCGTGCTGGACGCCATAGCCCGACTTAACGGCAAGAAAACATACCAGAAACTCATGGTCGGCGGAAAGCCCTTCGCCAAGTACAACGGCAAGGACAACGTGCTGACGCTGTTCAACGGCGCCTATATCCAGTTCGCGTCGATACGCGCCGGGGCGGACGGCGCCGGCGATACCTACGACAAAATCCTCTCGACCGACTGGGGACATATCTTCGCCGACGAGGTGTCCGAGATCGACTTCGCCGCCATCGAGACCCTCTACTCACGTCTGGCACAGCTGTTGCCCGTGCCTAACCTGATGCTTTACGCCCTGAACCCCACAACCGAGATGCATTGGACCTACAAGCGTTTCTTCAAGCACGAGAACATGGACGGATCGCCCCTCGCGGAGTCCATCACGCAGCTGATGTACGCAATGCACTTCTCCAAAGACGACAATGTGCAGTTCGTGTCCAAGCAGTATTTTCAGGGGCTGGACCGCCTTTCGACCCTCTCCCGCGCCCGCTTCCGCGACGGCGAGTATTCGAAGATCGGCACCGGGAAGTATTTCCGGCAGTTCACGTGGCTCTACCGGCCGCATATCGACCAGATCGTCGAATGCGTGATATACACCGACCCATCGGCCAAGTCGAAGGAGACCAACGACTTCAAGGCCACGGTAACGCTGGTGCGGACCGCAGACACCCGCATCTGGCTCTGGGACTGCCGCGCCGTGCAGGGCACGAGCCATCAGATGCTCGAAAACATCTACGAGCTGGCCATGAAAGCTCCCCTGACCCCGCGCATCATCATCGAGAAGAAACAGCTTCCCCTCGACTTCGAGAAAACCCTGCAACGCTTCCAGATCGACAACCGCTGGACGGCGCCTATATGCTGGGACACGCTCAACCACGGCGACAAGTTCTCGTGCATCGAATCGACGCTGGAGCCGCTCGTGAATACCGGGAAATTCGTATTTTGCAACGAATTGCAGAAATGCGGCGTCTACGAGCATATCATCGACCAGTTCGTGCGATTCTCCGACACCAAGACCTCGGACCGCAAGGACGACATACCCGACGCCTGCGCGAAGGGCGTCACGTTCCTCAACCACAATATTGTCCAACAGTCGCGCACCGACGGCGCGCAGGTACTCTTCTACCGCCGCGGCACGCTGACCCAAATTCCAAGCTGATGCCAGTAGCTGTCAAAAACCAAAATTGGATTCAGGGCATATACGACCCATCGACCGGAACGCACGACCCCGGCGTAGCAGCGCAAGTCTGCGCTTCATTTCCAGCGTCTGCATTCCCCGACGGATATATGCGCTTCGCCGCGGCGCCCACCGATCTGTTCGAAGCGCAGGCCGATCAAACGTTTGTCTTCGGCCTCACCGCCGCGGGAGAGATGACGGACCCTGTCATGGCCACCGGATCGCCCTTGTCGGTAACGCTCGGCGCCGAGTGGCTCCCCGACGTCGAAACCGTCTTTATCAACATCGGATGCACCGAAGATGTCACGGACCATGCCGCGTGGGCCGCGGCGGTCATTCAGCTCGACATGTCGCCGAACTACTTCCCCGAATCGGCGCTTGGCATCTACATCACACCCCAACAGCTCCGGCAGTTCAAAAACATGTACCCGGACTGCGTCTCCGACGCCTACCGCGCCGCCGTGGGGGAGCTTACCGCCAACATCGGCAACATCTTCGACATGGCCGCCATGCTCGGCGAGCGGGACGAGAACAAGAAGGACGACACGATCCGTTGGATTTTGCAGGTCCTGACCGCATACAACATCGCATCGCCGAGCCTGAACTACTCGGAACCCCTATCCGCGGCCTATGAGAAGGTCGCGCAGACCATCATCAAACTCAAGGGCGGCGTGGTGTCGCTCGAAGAGCCGGCGCCCTACCGCACCGATTCCCATAACGCCAACGCGGAGGTCATCACCTCCCGTTACAATTACCTCGGATAATGGAAGTTTGGAGAGACATACCGGGATATGAAGGGGTGTATATGGTTTCTAACCTCGGTCGCATAAAGCGTATTTACGCCCCGGACAGAAATTTATCTCGCGTTCGAAAGAACACCCGAATGGGGGATAAAATGGTACGAACATTTCTTGATAAGAAGGGGTACCCAATCGTGCAGTTGTCCCGACACGGGAAGGGATGGAGTACCAAAGTACATAGGCTGGTGGCGCAAGCATTTATCCCCAATCCCGATAATTTGCCTCAAGTAAACCACAAGAACGAGGTCAAGACTGATAATCGCGTGGAGAATCTGGAGTGGTGTACGGCTGAGTACAACCACAATTACGGCACCCGAAATAAACGATCCGGCGAATCTGCCAGAAAAACCCTAATGATATCACTTCCTAATGGGAAGCAGTTGGCTATATTGTCAGGAATTGGTAAATGCGCTCGCATGTTGGGGTGTACTCCGCAAAGTATAAGCCGAGTTCTTTCAGGTAGACGCAAAACCGTTCATGGATTATTAATCGAATACGCATATGGCAAAATTTAAATTCCCTCGCATAAATCCATTCTCTGTGCCTCAACAGGTAGGCACCGGCAATATCGAATCCCGGTATCTGTTCAACAACTACCGCCGGGAATGGACGCCGGCGCTGTGGCGGCGCGCCGTGGACATGGCCATCCAGTACTCGGACATGTCTCTGTTGGACACGCTCTATTCGTGGTGCATGCAGTCGTCGCCGTTCTTGGTCTCGCAGATCAACAAGCGGCTTATCCCCATCTACAAGCGAAACTTCGTATTCGGCCGCAACGGCCGCGAGAACTCCCGGCTGACGGAGAAGTACATCCGCAACTCGTGGTGGTTCAAGCGGTTCATCCGCTACATCCTCCTCTCGCAGTTCTACGGATGCAAGATGGTGGCCATCAACCCCGACAATCGAAAGGTGGTGGACTTCCCCCTGCGCAACATCGACATCTTCAATGAAGCCCTGCGCTTCCAGACCTTCGAGTATTATCAGGTCATCAACGCCGCGGATTACGACAACCTCTTCTTCTTCCAGCCGGAGGGCGATCAGGATTTCAAACTCGGCCTTCTGCAATCCATATCCCGCGCCATGATCGGCATCGTGGAGATGTTCAACGACTGGCAGGTGCTTGGCAAACGATACTCGTTCCCCCTGACCACCATCGGCTACGACGCCAACAACGCCAAAGCCCAAGTGCAGGCCCAGACCGTGGCCAAGAATCTCGACATGCTCACCATTCCCCTGATCCCCTACGTGCAGGATATGGTGAACAACGGCAAGAGTCTTTACTCCATCGAGGTGAACCCCATCAACACACAGACGAGTTCCGACGCCTTCCGCGTGATGAAGGAGTACATCGTGGAATACCGCTCCGAAATCATGCAGGCGGTAACCGGCGGCACCCTGCTCGGCTCCACGGAGAAAAACACCAACTCCGAGCAGCTGGCGCAGATACATTGGGAAATCTATCAGGATATCCTGAACGCCGACGCCGAAATGGCCCTGATGATTATGAACCGCGAGGACACCAAGCACAAACTTGCCGTGCTGTTCGATGACGCCTCCATCGAATCGGCCCCCATCATCGAACTCCCCGACGACCGTCTGCCGATCAGCACCTTTGTGGACGTGGGCAACATGATGGCCAAGCAGGGGTCGAAATTCAAACCCGAAGCGTTCCGGCGCGTAGGCATCGACCCATCGGACGTAGAAGCCGGAAAGAAGGAGGAAGAGAAGCAGAGCCTGATCGGCCGCGTGTTCAACCCGCGGAAGAAGGAGGATCAGACCGAAAAGGTAACCGAGAAAACCGAGACGGAATGAAAACCGCGCGCGACTTCGAACTCGACTGCCGCCGGCTCCGGCAACATCTGATCGAGGTGTTGCCGGCAAAGCTGGGGGCGTCCATGCTGGAAGAGACGCGCACCAACTTCCGCAACGAATCCTACGGCAATGACGGTGTGAGGGAGCGGTGGCCGGAACGGCGCTACGAGGACAAATTGACCTATCCCAAGCTCCGGTACACGGGTCGTCTGTTCCGCTCCATCCAGCCGAAGGTGCACCGCATCTCCTCCCGCGCCGCGGTCGTATCGCTCGGATCGCCCCTCTCCTATGCGCAGGTGCATAACGAAGGTTGGCGCCCCGGCATGCCTATCACCGGTTCCACCCTGCGCCAGCCGCCCAGCGCCACCAAGCGCGTATGGCTTCCCCGGCGGCCCAAACAGCGCCAGTATATGGGCATCGGCCGGCGCTCGGTCCGCAAGTTCATGCAGGTGATACGCAGAGAGGTGAATATTGCCATGCGAAAATAATTTTTTCGCCTGAATTTGGAATTTATCTGAAAATAACTTACGTTTGCGTGAAATATGTTCGGTGACATCATAGATAGGATCATTCAGGTGCTTCGCAATTCTCAGGTCGTGATTGCGAATAAAATGTCTGTCTGCGTCATTTCCTCCGACGAAACCCAAACCGTCAATACCCTGCTCCCGGCCATCGCCGTGGGTGTGGAGGACAGCAACAACGCCGACGTGTTCATAGGCGGAGCCATCAAGGACCGGCTCAGAATCAAACTCTGCGTGCTCGTCGATCTCACCAACTATTCGTGGTCCTCGGACAAGCAGTTTCAGGCGAGCCTTATTTCGCTGGGCCACGGCGTCCGCAATGCAGTGGAAAAGGCCAAGACGGCAGGGGATTTTCTGGAACTCCAGCAGAAGTACAACCTGTGGCCTATCTATCAGGGATTCAAGACCTACCAGCGCATTTCCACCAAAGATACCTTCAACACCGAAGTGATGGTGTGCGAAGTAATGTACGAAAGCACGGTGTTCGATCTGGAGCTGGCCCGCGAGAGCAGGCCGACGGAAGAGGTCGAAAAGGTAAAAATCAAAGGGTTCACCGGTACAGATCAGGACCTGACAACGGAGTTGCCCATCATAACAACTTGATTATGGAATTGAAGATCAAACGGCAGAAGCTCAGCGATGAATCGCTCAACGACAAGGATTATGTCGTTCTGAACGACGGCATCAACTGGGACCGATACAAGAAAAATCCCATCCTGCTCTGGGACCACAACCCCCGTGAGCCTATCGGCAACGTGGTGAACATACGCCGTGGAGAGGACGGAGACTGGTATGGAGAATTGCGATTTGACGGAGTGACGGAGCAATCCCGGCAGCGGCGCGATCAGTACCTTGCCGGTACGCTCCGGGCCGTCTCTCTCTCCGGCAAAATATACTACACACTGCGCGACGGCATCAAGTACGCCACGCGCTTCGATGTGTACGAAATATCCCTCCTGTCGCTTCCCTCGAATGCCAACGCCGTGGACGAGGTGGAGGGCGCCGAACCGGCACTGCGCGTAGGATTCTGCGCCGTGGAGGCCGAAGAGCTGGAATCCCTGACCTCCGGCTACACCGAATCATTAACCAAATATCTCAACAAGATGAAAGAAAAGAACCAGACTGCCGAAGCGCCGAAGAACGCCGAAGCAAAGGGTTCGGAAGCCCCGCAGGAGCAGGCTAAGGAGCAGTTCGCGGCCGCGGCCCAGCCTGCGGAAGCGACTGACGCCGATACGGTTTCCGAAACCGAGAAATTCGAAGGATCGCGCGAAGGCGCCCTCAGGGCATTCAACGAGTTCCTGCGCCTGATCGGCATTCGGGGAGCCGAAGCCGCAAAGGCGGACAGCGACATGGCCGAAGAGGACCGCAAGGCCGCCGAAGAGGTGCGCGACGCCGAAAAGGAAAAAGATGATGATGATGATGACGATGACGACGGGCGCAAAGAGCGCGGCGAGAATTTCGCATCATCGACCACCGAGCAACCCAAACCTGCCGCCCGCATCCTGAATGTGGAGGAAACGGTTGAAAAATCAAGTAAAACCAACGTTCAATTCAGTTCCGCTATGGAAAGAAAAACCATCCACGAGTATCTTCATGACAACGCCGGCAAAGACCGATTCTCCGAAGCCGTGCGATTCTCGGCGGCAATAGGGAAAATGAACCCTAACGAAGCCGCTCAGGATTCGCGCATGGACCTCCTGCGCGAGTTCGCCTATTTCGCCGCCAAAGACCGCGGCTTCCGCGCCGCTGTCGGGGGCATGAACTTCGACATTGACGGCCGTCCCACCGGTACGGCTGACGAGGCCCTGAACCGCCTCGAACAGTTCGCATCGGGTATCAATTCGATGAACTTCATCGAAACTTCGCCCGACTTGGCCAAGATCGAGTGGTCCACGATGATCTTCCGCACACTCTTCCCGGAGGATTCGTGGGCGGACCGCATTTCGCGTCTCAGCGCCGAGGATGTGGCCGGCATCATCTGGATCACCTCGGCCATCAAGCCGAAGGTATACTTCGGCAAGCGCGCCCCGGTCAATGTGTCTCCGTCGCTCTACGACGACGATCCCGTGGGCATCATCATGCACCTCTTCGCCCTCGAAAACATCGTTTGGCAGCAGGCCAACACCGATCTGCTGGCGTACGACGATGTGGCACTCGGAACTTCGGAGTCCCTGCGCTGGCTGTCGTCGAAGGCCCACAACTACATCATCCAGAAGCTGTCGGAAGACGCCAGCGTTACGCACCTGACCACGGGCGAGAAAACGTACTCGGCAACGAACGCCTTCCCGGCCAACCCGTCGGCAATCGGAACGCTGAAAGAGATCGCCCCGGAGGACTTCCTCGCCATGCAGACGGCGTTCATCAACCAGAACTACGTCATGGAGACCTTCGCCGCCGAAATGGTGATGCCGGGCATCATGCACCAACAGCTCCAGTCGAACGCCACGCTCACGAACCTGCTGACCAAGAACGCCGGAAGCATGCGCCCGATGTCCGGGGAGTACGCAGGCTTCTCCTTCCGTCCTCGTTCGATCACGACGCTGTATGACAGCGCCTCCAGCAAGATCATCGACCCGGAACTGTATCTGGACGGCAAGATCACCGACGAAACGGGCGCCATTCCCACCTACACGCCGCCTGTCATCCCGGCTACGGCGTACGGATCGGCGCTGGCGTTCATCCCCTCGGAGGCCATCATCGCCATCGGACGGACCAACGTACATATGGTCACCGACCCGTCGAACTACGGCTGGCGCATGTCGATGGATATGCGTCTGGGTGCCGGCGCCGCACGTAAGGGCGGACTTGGCATCGGCGTGATCGCCCCCGGAACGCAGGGATAAACCTAAAATCAATTCCCCACTGCCCCCCCCCGGCAGTGGGGATAACCAACAACTTTAAAATCACAAAATTATGTCCAAGAAACCCGTTTATTCCGAGCAGTATTTCATCAACCTTATGGCCGCGGCTATGGCGTATGGCACGATCTACGTGACCAGCGACGCCAACACCTACCGCGACGAACAGTCGGCCGTGACCAGATGCCAGGACTTCATGAAGCTTCGCCGGATCGTGCGCTACGCAACCATCACCAAAGCGACGTGCCCCACCAATGAAGATGAGCTGAACGCCCTGATGGTTACGGTAGAGAGCAAGGTGCCCGAACCGGTTCAGACGAAGGAAACCCCCGAAGTTCTCGATCTCGCCGCCGCCGCCGCCGCTCTTGCGGCCAAGAAGGCGCCGAAGGAAGAAGCCAAGAAGGCGCCGGGCCGAAAGAAAGGGCAGGCATCCGCCGAACCCGATCCCCAGCCTGCACCGGCGCCCGACCCGGAACCGGAAGGCGCTGCCGACGACGCTCCGCAGAAGGAAGAGGAATCTGCTGAATAAGCATAAATTACCATTAACATGGCTCAAACTGGAATTAACATCGAGCTGAAAGATACCACACTCAGCCGGCGCCAGCCCTCCGTGGGCAATGCGGCGCTGGTGTACGGTATCAAAGTCTCGTCCGGATCGGTGAGCGGGAAACCCACACTTATCACGAGTCTGGATTCCTACACCGCTTGGGCCGCATCCGACGCTCCTGACGCCAAACTGCTCAACAACGATCCCCACCTGTTGGGAATAGTGACGCAGTTCTACGCCAAAGCCGGAAGCGGTACCTATCTGTGGCTGATCTTGACGAGCGGCGAAAAGGGTGATTTCGTTACGACCAATGCGGCGAACATCAAGCGCCAAATCCGCTTGACGCTGGAGGCCAACTACGACAACCGCCCCCGCATTATCGGCTGGTGCTCGCAGGCCAACGACGATGCCACAGGGTGGGTCCCCACGACCACTCCGACCGTTGTAAAGGCCATCGAGACCATTCAGAATGCAATGTTCGCCGAGGGCATCCGCTTCGTGAACGTTTATACGTCCAACGTCGATGCGGCGCAGACAAGTTCGGCCGCCAACATCACCGACATCTCCACCTATGCGGCGCCGTCGGTAGCGTACATGCCTACCACCACGCTCTACAACACTACGGTGGACGAGGCAGGCAACATCACGGCTTACACCCCCATCAAGGATGTAGGAGAAGCCATCGGCATCCTGTCGGCTATCTCGGTTGCTGAATCCATCGGCTCGCACGAACGCGCAGCCGTGGCGCAGAAGGCGTTCTTCAACGACCCCGAAACCGTCGTAAGCGTGACGGAGGCAGACCCCTCGATCATCGACGCGCTGGGCAAAGGTCAGTATCTCTTTCACCGGCCCTATCCCACCGGCATCTTCTACAACGACGGCGCCACCTGCAACGACCCGACGAAGGCGTTGTCGCGGCTGGAGTTCGTTCGGCTTGGGAACGCCGTGTGCGACGATGCGCAGGAGTTCTTCTCGCAGATTCTGAACACGCAGGCCCCTGTTGACGCCAAAGGCGATCTGAGCAGGACCTACGCCACGCAGATCGAGAACAACTTCTACAATCTCTACTGCCAGCCCCGCATCAGTCAGCGCCAGTGCTCCGGCATTCGCGTGACGGTGGCCGCTCAGGACAACAATTTCGTGTCCACGCGAACGATTCTGGTGTCCATCGAAATTCTGCCGTCGCCCAACGTAGACTGGGTGAAGGTAGGTGTTCTGTACGTATCAGCACTTTCGTAAAAATCAACGACTATGTACGAACCCTATATCATCTCCAGCGCGGAAGCTAAAATGAACATCACCCATCGCGGCCAGATGTTCGACATCGTAACCGGTGTCCAGCTCTCCATCTCCCGGACGCAGGACGTTCAGGAAATCTTCGCCATCGGCCGGTTGGAACCTATTGCCAAGAAAGTAATCAACAAACGATTTACGGGCAATATGTCCCTCCAGACCGGTGAGTACGAGACTATCCTCGACGCCATCAATGCGTCGATAACTACCGGCTTCATTTCATCGCTCACCGACTTGGGGAACTTCTCCATCGGCTGGACCCTCGAAATGACCGGCCTGATCGTCCCCCGCACGATCATCTACTCTCTGGATTCCTGCGCTATTTCGTCCGACGACTTTTCGGTGGACCGAAACAGCCCTGAAATCAACACTTCCCTCGCCCTTCAGGGAATTGGTATTACCCGTTCAGTTTTACCGCTTTAACCAAGCAGGGGCGGTGAAAATCGCCCCTGCTATTTTTACTCAAAATTATGTCCGGAAAAACAATCATTCAGAATTATACCGTCCGCTTGCGGTATTTCAAGCGGAGCGTAGCCCCGAAGGCTCAGGTAATAGAGCAAGAGGTTGAGGAGGATGTAGAAGTAGGCATGCTGTCCCGAACCTCCGCGGCGCACACCAATTTTGCCACCCAGCTGCTGATGCACGGCGCATCCGGCGATCTTGAGCAGCTGGCGCCTATCGCCACCAAGTTCTGCGAAATGATGATCGTAGACGACAAACAGCGCAATGCTATCGTGAACGACGTCATGGCCTGCATCGACCTTTACGGCTCCGATCTGGTGCAAAAGGACATCGAGCGTTTTTTATCGCGCTGGGGTGTGGTGATGGGACTTCTCGGAACCGCCGAGAACCCAGCCTCCACGAACGAATAAAGGAATACGGTACGAATGACCCCTTCCTGCTGAAAAAAGCCTTTATTTCGTACGTGTTTCACGAACCGATAACCACTCTAGAAAACCGGTTGTCGGCCGCTGACATCGACAAATATTCCGACATGGCCATGTGGGTGATCGACAACATTATCTACGCGCCATTCAAAGCCAAAAAATGATATGGACGGGCAGACCTATCAAATAAAGCTCAACATCAACGTAGACGATTCTCAGCTCTCGAAAGCCGAGCGGCGCATCCGGGACCTCGAAAGAGGACCCGGTCGCGGTCGACAACGGGGAGATGGGCGTGGTTCGGGGGGTGGAAACGATTCTAACATCCCTCCCAGCCGACGCCCATATTACCGGGCGTTGGAGAGACTTTTCGATCGAAAACCGGGATTATCGGGCGAAGGATTTTTAAGTAACGTAAATAGGCTGTACCACAAGGCGGACGTATTCAAGCGCGCATTTTTGGGCAACCTAACGAGCTTATCCGGAGCCCTGCGCAACCTGTCTAACTTTGGGGCAGTTCTCGGTTCCATAGGTCGCATCGCCGCCGGAGTCATAAAACCTCTGGGTACCGTAGCCCCCGCTCTTACATTGGTAGGAGGTGCAATCGTAGCCGCAAAGGGATTAAACATCCTTCTGCGCGGTTCGGCGCTCGCCTTCGGTAATCGACTTCTAAACAACCAGAATCTTGTCGAAGCCGGATCGAGTGCCATGCAATTCGAAATGGCGCGTAAAGGGTTGGGGGCGGCCTATGAAAAATCCTTTCAGGAAGCGGGGCGCTTAGCGGCAGAATATGGATTTAGCCGCACGGGCCTGCTCAACTCCATGAACATGTTTACCGGTTTGAACGTAGGAAATCGAACGTTAAGTCGGGAAGAGGCCACCCGCATAGCCATGCAGGCAGGCAAAATAGCCCATGTGGGTGGAGTTCCATTCGAGCGAGTCAACATCAACCTCCAGCAGTTGTTGGGTCAGCCTACGCCCTCTGCGCGCGACCTTCGGGAGCTTATTCAGGCGGCGCCTATCATCGGCAAGATCGCCCAGCAGTCGATGGCGCGAAAGAACGTATCAGGGGATGTTTTCTCCTATCTGAAAGACAAATCCGAGTTGCTGAACGTCCTGAACGAGTTCGACCGAATGATCGAATCGAATCCGTTTATGAAGGCGCGAGGTATGGCTCAACTGTATAAGGAGAACGCATTCATCAAGATAGTGCAGGATAATGCGGAGTTTTGGCCCAAAATATCCCAGTCGTTGGGAATTTTCTACGACAAGCTGGCCATAGTTGCCAACCAGTATATCCCCAAGTTGGCTGATTTTATCTCCCCGGAGAAGATAGAAACAATGATGGCCGATGTAGAAAGCGCTATTTCGGGTCTCATCAAAATATTCGGCGGCATCATGTCTCTCTTGGGTTGGGTTGGCCGATCGGGCCCCTTTGGGCATGCCGACAAGTTTAATGTAGACGAAAAGTGGGTTCCGGCAGCTGGAGGCGCTGTCAGAAAGGCATTTTCATTCGGGGATCGGTTTTACTATGATGCTCAGGGCAACAAGTACCCCGTGATAAATTCTGACAGCCTATATTCGGCCCGCCAGCGCGCAGCCTTCCGGGATTTGGTAACGCGAGACAGCTCCTACATTATCTCTTCACTGGCGGCTCAGCGCGCTGGTTCCGCAGAGATGATAGGGGGCGTTCCTTACCCAAAAGCCGGATTCACTCCGACTGCATCCCAAAGAGCGGCTGCCATCCGAGAATTTCGAGCCAACTCCAAAAATTTCCTACAGAATCCCGGAATGGTTCTCAAACCCGTGCAGACGGTGGACGGCAGCACCTATTGGGACATAGACTACGGTAAACTCTTCAATCAACTCAATCCCGCCGCCGGATTGAATGGTAACGGCGGCAACATCACGACATACGACGGGCTTTCCGACATCACCAAAGGCGCCCGCTCCCTGATTATCAACTTCAATAAGGAGATCGTGAGCATGCCTATCAGCATCGACAACGTGAATGACGGCGCCGACTTGGGCGCCCAGCTTCAAGGAGCATTATACGACAACATCATGCGCGGCCTGCAAGTCGCACTCAACAACGCAACCGGTGCAATGTAATGAATACCAGAGACCATCAAAATACGCAGGACACCTTCACCCAAGCCGCAACCCATCTCCAGCAGGCGGCCAGCTCCCCGGAGCAGATATACCAGCGGGCGAAGGATCAGGTGCTCGACGCCGCAGATGCGGTATTGAACGCCCGAAAAATCGTGCTCTCGCAAGCGGGCATTGTTCGCGTGCTGATCGAAAGCCCCGGCGGCAAGATACGCACCGGCGACAACACCCCGGAAATGTCACCGGCGCCCCTCTATAAAAAGAAGTATTCGGTATCTACTCACGAGGACGACACCCAACGTATCCAAGACGCCCTTTTCGGTCTCACGGATGATCCCATCGCCGACGCGATATTCGCCTGCGGAGACTACTACGCTCCTCTGTCGCTGAACTTCTCCGTGTCTGCACAGAAAATAACCGACGAATCCCAGCTGGTGGACGGAATCAACATCGTACAGCGGGTGGCCAAAGGCCCGAAGGTGGTGTCGGTGTCGTTCAACATCCAGCGCCGGAAAGCGCAGGAGGGAGAGGACATGTCGGCCACCACCATCCGGCGCCGCAATGCGCGCGGCGGCGACCCCACGCCGGTATACAAGCTGACGCGGTTTCTGGATGAACTCTACGAGAACGACGAGGTTTTTGCCATCGAGAACACGGTGCTGAATGATGAAATAGGAATCGGCTGGGCGTTCATCAAGTCCTACCGGTTCTCGCCGATGCAGGGCGACACCTTCGGTTCCATCAACTTGGTATTGCAGGAAGTGAACATCGCCGATCCGCTTCTCTACACCAATTCCGCCAACACGCAGGATTCGCAATCCGTGCCCACAACCGTGAAATAACATGGCCGTCCGAAACATAACGGGAAACTATCTGATCTGCGGAAACGAGGTTTTCGTTGAGGGGAAGAGCATCGGCCAGTTCCAATCCTTCGAATCTGACGAAACGCGCGAGAACATCGTGGGAACCGCATCCATCGAGATGCCTTTCTACACCATAGCCGCGAAGGCCGCGAAGGAGGTGGGGCGCGGAAGCACCATCGCCGTTCAGCGGGTGGGGAAAACCACGACCACCTACGTTCGCATCAACCCGGACGACTGGAATATCAAGACCGGCGCCCGCATTCAGGTGTACGCATGGTATCACGACAACGCCGTCATCGGCCAGAAGTTCGAAAAGCGCCTTGAATTTGACGGATTCATCCGGGATGTTATCGGAGGGTTCCCGACGGTAATAAAGTGCGAGGATGCGGCATTTATGCTTCGATTTGGCACGGTTACGCAGTCGTGGCCCAAAGCCACTCCCCTATCCTCGCTTCTGCAACAGATGTGCGACACGGCCAACGCGGCGTTTGCGAAGTACCGCAAGGATAACAAGCTGACATATGCCTATCCGTCTCTGTTGCCGGACCCCAAATCCATGCAGAGCGATTTTGTGCTCAAACCCGCCACCGGAGTGTCGCCATACGATGTACTGGAGCGGGTGATCGTCGGCATGTATAAACTCTACGGCAATGTCCGCATCGAGAGCGACAAGGCGCTGGTATACTGCGGACTCGGAATCTCGGAATCCGAATCCCCCACCGTGGAGCTGGACACGTCGGTAAACGTGATAGCCCGCGACATCGTTCCCTCGGACATGATGTTCCAGAATTTCCGCGTCATCGTCCGGTATCTGGAGGACGGGACCATGAAAACCATCGAGAAGGGGGCGGAAAACGGCCTTGTGTACGACCTTCCCTTCACGCCGGGCCGCAATGCCCAGCAGATGAACACCACGGCGCTGTCGGTGCTGGCCGGCCTTCGCGCCCAGCGCAACAAGGGCACCATCACCACGTTGCTGTACCCCCTTGTGCGTCTCTACGACTACGTGAATTTCAATGACACCATCTTCAAGTCCCTGAGCGGCGGCTATTACGTCATCGGCCGCAAGGTGACATGCGGAAAAGGCAAAGGCTACCGGCAGATACTGACGGTTACAAACAAGACATTTCTTTATCTGGCGAACTGATGAATCAAGGACAATTCATACGCAGTATGGAGGACTTCGGCAAGGACCTGCGCCGTCTGCTTGACGGCGTGAACCAGCCATCCATCCTCTACGGCAACGTTGATTCAGTGGATGAAGAGGCCAAAACAATTAACGTTCGCATTGGTGATGCTGGACTGGTAATCCCGGACATAAGCCTATCCAATATCATCGGCGGGGATGCGAGCGTTATTTTTTATCCCGCCGTAAACTCCGCGGTAATCCTCGGCGTGCCCTACCAACAGCCGGAGAACGCTTTCGTGGTAAGCTTCACGCGCGTAGACAAGATCGAAGCGTCGGTAGGCGGATATTTTTGCAAAATCGACAAAGAATCCATATATTTGTCGAAAGACGAGGGCGGCTCCCTCACCATTTCCGGCGATACGGTCACCATGAACGGCGGCGCAATCGGCGGCATGGTGATCCCGGACGCCATAACCAATGCCATGAACACCTTCGTGTCGGCGTTCAACAGCCATACACACGCCTATACATGGTCTGAGGCGGCCGGAGCAGATACTACGGCGCCCCCTTTGGGAAGTGTATCGCCTTTCAAGGCGGAGGATTATACGAACGACAAAGTGCAACAGTAATGGGCGACATTATTTTCGATCTGAAAAACAACGACATCGGCATCTCCAACGGGGATTTTGCCGTTGTGGTCGATCCGTCGATTCAGAACGCCACGCTCATGTTGCTGAAAAACCCCGTCAACATCCTGCAACCTCAGTTCGGCGTAGGGTTCGAGACCTTCGCCCTGAACGCGCGGCCCGATTACGTCTCCATGCTGGCCGCCACGGCCAAGCGGCAGGTTATAAAGGACGGCGCCGACTATTGCGACATCCGCATCACCGAGGGCGAGAACTTCGGCGAATACAGCGTCTCCGTAGACGCACAATACCCCGTCGCCGAATCAGATCCCGATCTTATCATTCCCATGCCCCCGCAGCCGGATAAAACACAACGCAACATCCATCGTAATGAAAGCTGATTAGAGTATGGCAACTTACAAAGTAAAATCCGGTGATACGCTGATGGACGTGTGCTACAACACGACCGGATCACTGCGTGCCATCAACGATATTATGAACGCCAACGGCTTCGACACCTACACTCCGCAGCTGGAGGCAGGCCGCATCATCGAGGTGCCTGACGTGGTATACAACAGCGAAGCGGTGGAGGTAGCCAACAATAGACCGTTTAATAGCGTCTCCATCCCGTATTCCGATCTCCAAAAACAAATGGAGATGCTGGAATTTATGACGGGCGATGTCGGCTCCATCATCTACACCTTTGACGGATCGAAGATCGCGGGCAAATACCTTTCCCTGAATGCGAATAACGCCAACGAAGGCTATGTGAACTGGGGCGACGGCACGCCTGTGGAGTACATCAAAAACAACGCGCCGTTTGGTCACAACTACGCCGCCGGAACCACCGGGGAGATTGTGGTGACGTTTCTTGGACGCACTGGGGCATTCTTTTTGGGTAATCAATCTTCCGATCAAGAAGCATTTAAGAAGTCCCTTATTAAAGTGGACATTACCAATGCCGACGCAGCATGCCCATCCGGCATGTGGATAAATGCCTTTTGGGGTTGTAGCTATCTGGTGGAAGTTGTGGGTTCTTTTGCTGGTAAGCCGAACATCAAAAACTGCAGCTCCATGTTCATTTCTTGCCCTCATCTTAAGTCTGTTCCTGAACAGATGTTTAGATGGTGCCCAAGGTTGCTTACCGTCTCGCGTATATTTTCATACTGTAGAGCCCTCAAAACAAAAATGGATTATATGTTTGCTGATTGCCCTGCACTGAATTCGGTTGAATATAGTCTCTTTGAAGCTTTTGAAGTTCAGTCGGCTGTGGGCATCTTATCCAATAGTTTAGCTATTACAAATGCAGATTTCATGTTTATGAAATGCAAGGCATTGACTGATGTTACTGATATGTTCTTTGGGGGCGAATATACAAAGCTAACGTCAGCCATTAGTATATTTTACGATTGCCCTCTACTTAATGTTCCCTCCTCGGTATTTGATTTGGCAAAACACATAGTTAAATTTAAAAACGCATTAGCCTTAAACCCTTCGGCGACAAACGAATCTCCCTACACCGTAGTTAATGGGCAAAAAATCCATCTTTGGGAACGTACCGTTGCTCTTGGCTTCGCAGTTCCGATTGTATACGAATTCTGCTTTACCGATTCTCCCAACTTTGCGGATTACGCCAACATTCCGGAAACGTGGGGAGGACCTCCGAAAACGGAAAACAACGTGAAGTTGCGCTGTTGGCCGATGATGGCCAAGATAGTGGCCGATCCCACCACGATGGCGGCTGTAGTGTACCTGAACGGGGAGATTCTCGGTTACAACGTCGTGGAAAAAGACACGTCGGATCGGCTTGTCGTTAACCTGCCGCTTCCTACCTCCATCACCAGCGTGGCCGGACTGTACGTAGTGTTCCATTCCGAGAACGATGCTATAATAGGCGGTTCGATGGCGCTGGGAGATAACGTTGCGGCGCCGACGGAAGGGGCCATATACGAAACCTACTACAATGCCGGCTACGGCGACAATCTGCCGTCAATCTATCCCGTATTCGCGCCGAATAACGACCTTACGCCGGGCATTATCAACTCCCAGTTTCAGCCCACCTACAATGTCCATATCCCGTCGCTGGGGGACTTTGAGGTCGTAGGCTCCGAGAACGTTGCGGATGCGGTTGAAATAACCCTCCAAATCACCGAGCTGGGTTGGTCGTATTACCTGTCCTCCGGAAGTAGTCTGTGGATTGACATGCAACAAAAGCTGGAGACCGATCACGGCATAGCTCTCTCGGCCCTCGCCGAAGAAGGATGCACCCTCGCGCTTTCGGTAGCAATCGAAGGCTACGTCCTGACGGCGCCGGCGATCAAGTTCAACACCATGCGCGGCTCCATCATGCCTATTCTGGACTTCACGTACGTACCTTAATTTAAGAAATCTTTATGACCACTTATGAACAAATAGTAGCCAACATCGGCAAAACCATCTCGTCGCTCACGAGCACCAGCAATTCCGCCATCTGGCGCCGGCTGGCCGCGGTATTCGCCGAGACCATCAATACTGTTCTCCTGAATCAGTCCAATTCGGAGGTTGTGATCGAGACGGCCGCCCGAACGTTGCGAGTCATGGGGAAGCAGTACTACATCGACACGGCGCTGGCATTCCAAACCGGCGACAACTTGGTGGTTGTCGATCCGTCCAAGTACGCCTACGGCTACGAAACGGTCGATCCGGCCAAGCAGATCATCAAGCAGGTGGCCATTCGCGTGGATGCGCAGAAAAACGTCATCAACATGCACGTCTGCACGCAGGATGCGAACGGCAACAACGTGGCCCTCACGGCCGAGCAGCTGGCGGAGTTTTCAAACTACATGACGGCCAAATCGGCATTCGGGATCAGCATGATGATCTCGTCGCCGACGCCCAGCATCATAACCACCACCCAGCTCTTCATCCGCTATCTGGACACCTACTCACTGTCCCAGATCAAGAACAGCGTGAAGGAAATCCTTATCACCACGCAAGGAACCCTGCTCGGCGACTCCCCGGTGTTCGTGAACGACATCGAAACCGCCCTCGCCGGCGTGCCGGGCGTGCGCGACGCCTACTTCGTGGGCATCACCTGCGACGGCGCCGAGCCTACCAACGGCATTCTGACGCCGGCATCCGGCTACTTCAATTTCAGCGCGGCACTGCAAAACCTGACTGACATCGTAGTATTTAATCCTATCCGGTAATGCTTCGACATCTATCCATACCGTGGCTTTTGTTCAACATCCTGCGTCCGCAGTATGCGCTCAACCACGACTCAAGTCCGACGCTGAACATGTTCTACAAGTTCCTGTTTTGCTGTCTGGCGCCGCTGTTCCCGAAGATCGAATCATACGAGGCGTGGTGCAAGAAATACTATGCGCTGGCGGCCAACGACGGCAGCTGTATTTCCATCCAAGCCTACCTGAATGCCTACTACGGGGACTTCGGGGAGATAACTGTCACCACGGCGCCGGTTTTCGACACCTTCATGTTCCCGTACAGCTCCGATATGTCGCTGGGCACCCTGATGTTCCCCTATTCGGCCGACATGTCGAAGGGCGTGGAGTTCTACCAATACGGTAGCACGGCAAATGCTCCGGTCGTGACCATCCCCGCCGGGCTTAAAAACGCGGACGTCTATCCGGACTTTATCGCAGACCTGAATGCCCTTGTGGCCTATGGAATCCAATATTCAATAGTTGTAAATTAAACTCCCATGTCTCTCGCCTATATCCTCAAAGACACGATTCTGCCTTACGTGAAAGCCATCGGTAACAATTGGTGGTTGGGATTCGTCGGCTACTTCGCTCCCATCGGGCCGCTGGTCCTTGTGATGGTATGTTTCATCATGACGGACTTCGTCATCGGCTGTCTGGCGTCCTACAAACGGGTAACCGCCGCCGGGAAGCGCTGGTGCTTCTACTCCGACGCCGCATGGCGCACGATCTACAAATTTGGCTTCTGCACAATGGCGGTCGCCGGATTGTATGTCATCGGAAATGACGTGCTGGGCGGGGACTTCGGCGCGGACCGGCTCCCCAACATTATCTGCGCGATGGTATGTTTTACGGAGCTGTGGTCCTTTTGCGAAAACGCGGCCTATCTCTCCGGCTCGAAGCTGTTCTTGTGGCTCCGGCGGTTTACCATCAACAAGGCGAAGCGCTGGGACGAGGACGTGGCCAAAGACATGGAGGACTTAATCAAAAAGTAACGATATGAAAAGATCAGAATTGCTTGCCGAAGTTCAGAAAAACTTCAAGATAACAGAGCTGGTATGTCCTCATGTCTACCAGCGCGACGGCGAGAAGGCATGGCGGTACTTCTCCAATGAATTTCTCGAAACGCTCGTGGCCATCCGCAACATCCTCGGCCTTCCCATGACCATCAACAACTGGGTGTCCGGCGGCCAGTACAGCCAGCGGGGGCTGCGGTGCAACATCTGCGATCTGGTGGCGTCGAAAACCCGCTCCGGATTGCTGTATGTTTCGGCCCATATGCTCGCGCAGGGATTTGACTTCTCCACTACCATCCCCTCTCACAACGTGCGGGAAATCCTCAAAAAGAACGCATCCAAACTTCCCTATCCTATCCGGCTGGAGAAAGACACCTCTTGGGTGCATGTCGATCTCTACCGCGTAGACGACAAGAAAAAAATCACCGAATTTAACGGCTAACCAACATGGCAACAATCAAGAAATTTATAGCCACTTCGAACGGCAACCGGGTGTTCGTCTCGGACCTTGCCGCGATGGCCGACACCATCTTCGGCATGATGGGCGCGTGGCCGTGCCCGATTCCCTACTGCATTTTGAAGGGAGTGATAGGCCCTCAAAACACCTCCCTGCGAATCAACAAGGGCGGCGGCGTGCTGATGTACGGCAAGTTTTTCCCGACTCCGAACGGTGATACCCTTTCTATCCCGAAGGGCAGCTATCTGTATGCCAAAGCCCAGAACGACACGGCAGAACCCCGAACCTCGTCCACGGGACAATCGTACTACCAGAACATCGTCTATTCCCTCATGGTCACTACGGCCAAGCAAACGGGAACATCAACCGACTACGAAGCCGAAACTGGGCTGTGGGAGATCGTGGATGGAGCGGCTACGAGGGCTATGGACGTGCCGACGTGGATTGCCTACGTAAAATCCATCAGCACCTTGTGGCGCTGGGACTATATCGACAACAACCTGCCTGCAAACATCGTACAGACGCAAGCAGTAGCCGATGCCGCCATAACTACCCCCAAGATGGCGCCCGGCGCCGTGACCAATGCCATTTTGGCGCCCGGCGCCGTGACCTTAAATAAATTGGCCTTTTCTGTCGGCATGCCCTATATGCCCTCTTATAGGCCTACGATTACAGACACCACCGTTCACGCTACTCCGTGGGCATGGCTGGTGATCGAAGCGTCGGATCAAGCCCGCAACATAACCATTACCACTGAAACACCTCCGTCCTCCGAGGGGGCGCCTATCAAAATTGTGGTGAGCAACAAGACCAATTTTGGCCTTTCGCTGACCCTTACTCAGCCCAACAACACCACAACTTATCTTATAAATATTCCATCTCAAACCATCCTGATCGTAGACGGAGTGTATATGATAAGCTCGTATTCTTTCGTGACGTACGACGGTAAAAACACGTACCCTTGATCGGTTATTGGAGCATATATGTAAAAATAGGGCCAAATGGCCCTATTTTCCTTTGTTATTTCGATGATCTCGGCCAGTACTTGGTGTATGCCCACAAGAGACCATACGCCACAAATACTGCGGCCATTGCGGCTACGATAACGTAACCCATCGTCTTACTGATAAGCGACAATGCGATCAGCACTATCGCGGCCCCGATCAGGGCAATCAAAGTCCACTTTTTCATCGTTTCTTTTTTTTATGGTTCTTATTGGTGGAGGTGTATTTGTATTCATCTGCCACGTCGGTTCCAACTTCCAACCTTCGCCTAAACTGAAAATCAAACAGCTCGTCGGCTCTACGGTGAAACTCCGCTTCTATGACTTTCCAGCTATAGTTGTATTCTTCCTCCTGCTGTTTCATTACCACCTGATTATATTGTAAGATACGCCTACTCCAATATAGGGGTAAAACTTCACATCCTGCTTGAGTACCGCGCCGTACCCTGCCTGCACTCCTATCCCCCACCGGGTCTTTCGAAGCGGGCCTTGCACGACCTGCGTCTGTTGATTTACCTTCATCCAATCCAATTTCGGGTGTAGGTCTCCGATGGCCGGGCCGCTCACCTGCGCCGACCAATCCGGGCCGGAGTAGGGTCGCGTCTCTACAGCTACCTGTAATTCAGTGCTATCCGGACCCACTTTTACGATCTTGGTTTCCGTCACTGTCACTGTATCGACCGGAGCAAACACCAGATTGGGGACCCGCACCGTTACCGAGTGGTAGGTGCTCGGCCCGGATTGAGGCTTTTCGTAGTACACTGTCACCACCTGCCGGTCGATGATAGGTTCCGCCGGCCATAACCACCGGCCCCCCACTACACCTACTGCCAGCCCGATCAGAAGGGACAGGGCAATTTTAAGAGCATTCATAGCTTTTTGGCTGGAAAATTCTCGGCGGTCGAATCTTTGACTACCTCCATTAATGCCTTCTCCACGGCTTTCTGAATCTCTTGGTCGAGGTCCACGGGCAGGCGTATTCTTCCTACCAATACGCAGAGCAGCGCAAATGTCTCCAGCGTCAACATGATGGCCAAGATGGCCACTGCAAATTCCAATTCATTTCCCATGGTATAGTTGTTTTCGATTTGTTATGGCTTCTGCCAGTATTCTCGTGAATGCGTCGCCGCCGAATCGCATGACCTCAAGTCCCCTTGACATGGGGGTGCATATCAGAACAGCCCATCCGTCGGCCGCGGCCTGCGACATCTTTTCGTACTCCTTCCCCAACGCTACAGGGTTCGAGTGGCGCCCCCCTACGAAGTTACCCCCATTTAATTCTACTGCTATCTTCAACTCCAGACATGCGTAGTCGAACCGCCAGCGACGGGGTGGGTGGAACCGATACTCCGAAATCCACTCCAACCCGGTCGTCTGACGCAGTATTTGCAGGTATGCGTCCATCTACTCCTTCAAGGTTTGGGCGGCAAACATGTAGTAATGCCGCAGGGTGCTGGCAATCTGGGTCAGGTCGTTCGATGCGGCGCCATCCCAAACCCCCTCCTTGTCGTTGGTGTTGATGATCTCGATGATCTCGGCCAACTCGTCGCGGGTCTCGCCCACATACCGCCTCCAGTCACCCAGCGTCACCATGTCGGCCACCGCAGAGGTTTCGATGAATCCCGACATGCTGTGTATGGGGACGCCGCCCAACTGAACGATCAGCTCGGCGACATTATCGGCCGCTTCGTTGAGCTTTTTGTACACCTCGTCAAAAAAGGGGTGCCAACTCTTGTAGTGCTCTCCGTACAGCGTCCAGTGACGGCCGCGGACATTCTGGGTAGTGACGGCAATCGTCGCCAGCAATCGGTCCAAAATCTCAAATTCCATAATCTATGTTTTTAAAATGGTTCCTCGTCTGCATCGTCATGGCGCGCCCAACGATTCTTGGATGTTTGTTGCTCAGCCACCTGATTGTCTTTCAGCCACGGCGCTCTACGCCCCTTGCCGATGAAAGCCGCCTCTCGGTGATTTCCTTTCCCCCAGTCTATTGCAATGAAGTACTCGTTTCCCCATTTGTCGGGTTCTTTCAGTTTCTGAATCTTGATGTTGATGGAGCTGCCTATGCCACCCCGACATCTAAACTCTTTGATGGCTTCGTCAGGGATCATGTCCAGTCGCACCTCGGCGATAATAACTTCATCTGCCATACGCAAATATAATCAAAATGTTTGAAATTGTTCCCGACGGGTCGTGTCGGCGTCCGCCGTGTACTCCACGGTCCCATGCGTGCTGTACACCCGGTCCCGACCGGCGTTGTCGGTTCGGACGATTCCTTCGAGCCGCCCGGAGGCATCCCGAATCTCACGGGAACCGTCGTTCCGGGTGCGGATGGTGTGGGTTACCTTCCCTTTCGAATCCTTGATGGTCCGCACGTCCTGCGCGTAGGCGCGCTTCACCCCGGTGAAGGCGATACACACCACTGAAATAAGGATGGCCAACAGCCACCATAGCACCCACGTGGGGCGCATTTCTCCTTGATTTTTCATTTTTCTGTCTTTTTCGTTTCTAATTCAGCGATCAGGGCGTCGGCAAGCTCGACCGCATTTCGAGCATGACCAATGCAATCGGGGATAATATGGTCGTTAAACATCATCTTCTTCATGGCTATTCTTGTTTTAGGTTGTTCAGTCTTTCTATATCCACTCTCAGATGCAATTCCGCATCACGAATGTCACGCTGCAATTCCTCCAGCCGGGCTATTTGCTCTTCGTCCAGCCGCGGACATCCCCGCAGCCAGCTGTCGTAGTTCGGGGTTTCTAATTCGCCGTTGGCGATTGCCCCAACACGCATACAGTCGTCATAGTACTTGATGTATTCCTCCTCCGGAGCGTCCCGGTCGATGTCCGTCAACATATCGGCCATACTCACGAATAGATCGCCGACTTCTGCAATTCCTCCGGGGTCGTTGCCTACCCACGCAGCCGGATCATAGTCGTAGCCGTGCTTTTCGCAGAAAGCAGCCAGATAGGCGTTGCAGGCCGCATTGTAATTCAGTCTCAGTTCCTCGCGTGACATTCCATTCCTTTGCTTTTTCGCTTTTCATGGCTAAATATTGTATTTAGTGTAACGCCCACGTCTTGTGCATGGTGGCGATCAGGTCTATATACCCTTTGTATTCCTCCATCTGTTTGGGACTATAGCCTTCGGCCTCGCCAATTTTTCGGAAATGCTTCTGCCACTCGGAA